ACTAATACTGTAAAATTGAGCCTATTTTATTTAAAAGCTTCCAAGCAGAATCGAACTGCTAATTGAATATTACGAGTGTTTCGTTAAAATCGTTGTATAGCCTATATTTAAGGCTTTCTGTAAAATATTTGACGAATATTTGACGAATATCAAGCTATTGTTTCGGTTGAATACGGAATGGCTACTCCACGTTGAAATCCTGTTCCAAGGTAGACAATTCATCATACATGCTATCCCTATGATATAAGTCACTTTGCATACTGATAATCACTCCATCAAGTTTTAAATATTTCAAAGCCTCATCATCATTATCATTTGGATAGGCTATGCCATCCAAGGCAGAATCAAACATGTCAATCTTGTCATACATTTCATCAACAGTCAAATCCCCTGCATGATATTTTTCAATGACCGCATGGATGTCTGTCGCCAACTTATCCAAGTCGGTTTTTTTACTACTTCCACACGCTGTAAAAGTTACCAATAACATTATTGTAATACCCAAAACCAAAATCTTTTTCATTTGAAAATACCTCCTAACATATTTATTCTAAAATTTTCCTAACACTGATGTCAAGAGCATCCGCTAATTTTAATAAGGGCATAAAAAAAGAGGCAGTATAAACTGCCCCTAAATTTGCTTTAATTGCTTTAATTTTTCCATTTCCTCATCAACGAAAGTATTACCGCCCAGCTCCTTATAGCTCTCATACACATATAAAAAGGTTTGATAGCTTTCGTCATCAATTCTGCCAAGATTGTAAAAATATTTAAAGTCTTTGTTGAGCGTGGAGCGTGCTAAGTTCATTAATGCTCGTTTCATTTTTGCATCATTCTCACGGCTTTCGTCTTTAAGCTCCATTAATTCCAGCCGCAAATTATTAAGCTCGTCTCTTATCTCTCCGATGCTCTTTGCGGTATTTTCCTCAATCCTATCAAGCCTTGATATTATGTCATTGTACTGTTTATCTCGTTCCTGTTCGGCTTTTCGCCTGTCTGCTTTTGCATTTATCACTTCTTTTATTGCTATTCCGATAAGTGATGAAATACCGCCTATTATTGCAACTATAATCGCTGTCATTCCTCTACTCCTTTAGTCAATGTGGTCTGTTGCTCCGTCAAATTCTTCCAAGCCTTTTAGCATGTTATATGCATCTATATAGCTTACCGACTTAGTTATATCCACATCGCCAAAAGTGTATATGTTTTTAGCAATTACAGTTTGATTTGACTCATCCGTCAAGTCTATCCATTGAGTAGTCATGGAATTAATCTCCTCTGACCATTCAATAACCTGTTCGGTGTTGCGTTCTTCTTCTGGTTTTTCGTTTTCCACTTGAATTAAGCTCATTAATTCATTGTAACGAGCGTTATTTTCTGCGGATTCCTTTTCAAACATTCGGAATGAATAGTCTGCGTAAGAGTGCACAGTCATTTCAACATGTCCATTCGCTCTGATAGAGACATGTTCAAGCCTATGGTAGCTTGTTCTTATTCCTTTTTTATCGGTAATATCTTTGATTAATCCCATTTTTAACTCCTTTCAATTCTTCGCTAAAGGAATATTTAGCGAAAACTATGCTCGATACCTTTTTTCCCGTCAACACCCTCTACGGCACATTTGATAGTACATTCAATCCAAACACCGCTTGGGGCGGTACTTGGGTAAAGATAACAGACGGACGAGTTTTAGTTCCGTCAACCACACCGAATGTAACAGGCGGTAGTTCAACGAGTGGTAGTCACACATTAACCGCAAGTGAAAGCGGACAGAAAAGCTATAATCAGTATCGTGATGGCTACTATGTTATGCGTAGGTACTATACGAATAGTGCTCTTACAACTTTATGGGGTGGTAGCGGTTACTATCGTGATTATCAAGTTGCGAGCTCAACTCCGCTTAATGATGGTGGTAATCAATTATTTATTAAAACCACAGGTTCATCAGCTACAAGCGGACATACACACCCTGACATCAATCCGCTTAATCGCTCATACTGTCTGTGGTATCGCACAGCCTAAGCCGTCCTTTGCCACAAATACTTGGCTACGCTTGGTTGTAGGTTTGTGTGGCTTGCGCTTGCGTTTTGGGCGGTTTCGGCTCTTGCCATAAGCGGTGTATAGGTTGATGTTGAACCTGTCGCAAGCAAGTATCTATTTTGCGCAGAGCCAGCGTTTGCAGACAAAGTAATCATTGTATACGATGTGTTTTTTCCGAGTGTGGTATAGTGCCAATGGCTCGGTAAACCGCTTTGAGCGGCGGTTAATGTTACTGTTTCTTGTCCACCTGTCCAATCAAGTGCGTGTGTGCCTACACCCACAATCGTGCGATCTTGGATTGCTACCCATGTACCGCCGAGATAGGTTGACGGATTGCGTGAATCAGCTGTTGCGATTATGCGACCGATAGGGAAATTGAAATCAAGCGAACACTTCGCCAAATATTCCTTTAACGAAATGTTGTTGATTTTAATGTCCTCGTCCGTTCCGTTGGTGTGGATGTCAAGAGCGCAAGTCGGGAATCCATTAATGCCTACTCTTGAGTTTAATTTATCAAAATAAATTATCGGCATACCACGAGAAACACTTGCATAATAAGAGCTTGTGAGTCCGAGTAAATCCGTTATAGTGATTGTGATGTTCCACGAGTAGTTGTTATCAAGGTTAACCACGCTTGTTACATTGTCTGTCAGCGTTCCTGTAACATCTGCAACGGATGCGTCCTCACATTTTGCCACATAGTCAATCGTTACCGAGTTACCACCATTAAGTGACGGATAACCAGCATCAACTTTAAGGTCAACAGGGCTGTAATAGTTGTCATGTCTTTTGGCAGAGATAACCGCTGTCGGATTAAATACATCCAAGATGTGAATATCAACAGTTTTTTGAGCGGTTAGTCCTCTGGAGTCCGTTAATGTAAAGGTCGCAGTGACATTTGAGCCGGAATTGATAACAGCATCACCACCACTTGCACTGCTGCCGCTTATAGTCAAGTTAATAGTGGCACCATTAACCGACACTTTCACGCTTGAAAGAGTTGCATACTTTTTAGATGCCAAGCCTGCTGCCGAATATCTAACCTGTGAAAAGTTCCGGACGATGTCTTGATCGTTACCGGTCAAAGCTACGATTGCCGCATTAACATCTGCATAGCTTACAGACTCGATAACCGGAGCAACCTCAGCTGTGTTGACAGTATATAAGCCACCGCTCTTAGTAGACACTTGCGAACCATAAGTGACTCTAACTGAATATCTTGAGCTTGTGGCATTTGGGATTGATTGATATAATGCATCAACTGCTGCCACTAAATTTCCACCGCTTACAGATGTACCTGTGGTAGTCCAAGATGCAACACTCACTCCTGTTGAGGTTAATAATTCAACAGTAACACTCCTTTTTAACGGATTGTAAATTCCAAGCGTTACAGATGCGCCAATCATGAAATTTGGCATACTGTTGGAATAAGGGTAAGCATAGGTCGAGACACTCAATGCTGTAGTGTCCTTTGTCAGCTGTGAATCCCTGCGCCTCACTCTTGTTTTGATATTATAAGCCGTATTAGCTGTCAGTCCGGTAATCGTATAGGTTCCGCTTGTACCATCAGCCACATCAATGCCCGTCCATGTAGAGCCATTGTTTTTTGAATACCAGATATAATCAACAACGGCATCCGCTGACCATTTCATCGTGATTGATGTTTCTGTTTTTGAATATACTGACTGAGTCGGATTTGCATACCTTGGTATATTATCAAGAGTGGCATATATTGCCGCATCAATTGAACCATAATATGTGCCACTAATAGTTGCCTGTATTGGATAGCTAACACCAAGATAACAGGTCTTTTGGCCGTAAGAATCATGGTAAACTCTCTTTGAAAAAGAACCAAGGTAAGTTGTACCTGTTCCGGATATAGCAGGGCTTGATGCACTTCCACCTGTTCCGTCAATATTAAAGGATGTGGTTCTGCCACCAACACCCAAGTCCCAGTCATTTACTAAATAAGCATTAATTGTGACATCCGAGTAATTTCCGGCAATGGATGCCGTGGATGCCCATTCACAATATAAAGTATAGTGTCCGCTGAGTATGTTTCCGGAAAAACTTCCACTTGCCATTTATTACACCTCATCACTTGAGACGGAAACAAGACCGATTCCGTCATTAATAACATTGTTGTTGTTGTCTTTGATAGTTATTGGAATAAATCTCAACTTTTGAGAGAGCGTTATCTCTTGCTCAATAACACCTTTTCTCATGTGAAATTCATCCTGTGACACCCAATAAATCGGATTGTCGTTTGCATCATAACCGGCAAAGCCGACATCATTATTCATAAGAACATAGGAGCCGTCTTGGCCATACATTTTTAAACCATTCTTGTCCATCAAGCCAATCAAAGTGTTGTTATTGTCATATATTTCCAATATGCCACTTTGGTTGTTTGCAGATCCTAATTTTAGTGTGCCGCCCTTGATCATGTCAGCCACCAAGTTAATAACATTTATTTTTTGCATGTCCATAGTTCCGTCAATGGTCCATGCGCTGTTAAATGTTCCGTTTATGCCTGTCTGAGAAAAGGCAATGCCGCCATTGTTAATCATAATGACATTTGTTGCCGATTCTTTAGGGAGCGAGTCAACAACTAAAATCTTATCGCCCTCATAAATAACATAAGAGTCTCCGAGAGCATTCCAGATTGCCTCTTTTGCCTCGGCAAGTTCCTCCTGTAAAGAGATTGAATAGCTTTGAGTCTTTTCATCAACAATCTTTTCAGTCGCAGCATTAATTGTTGTCATTAAGTCTCCAAGGGATTGCTTAAAATTGCCAAATTCAATCTCTGTATAGCGTTCTAAAATGCAGTCATATTCGTAACTTATGACAGTTGTTAAAATATCAATTCCAAGCCTTAAATCAACAACTCTGACAGTGTCACCAATATCGGTTATTTTCTCCAAATTTGCTTTAAGAGTATAGTTAATTTGTGGCTTATCGTTAATATTTAAATAAGCTTGAGCTTGTGCCTGCAGGTCCTCAACCAATGCGAGTGTGTAGGCTATAACATCGGGATTGCCGTCACCATCTATATAATTGTCTTGATTAATTTCCTGTGTAAATGAGACTGTTTTTGTATATGGCAGATCATATTGGATGTCCGATTCCATATAAACGCTTGCAGACTCATCCAAGGCATTTAATAAAATGCCATCTTTGCCCACCGGCAACAACTTTGTAACAACATTGTCCCAGTTCTCTTGGCATGTTATGTCTTTTAGGTTTTTTGCATAGCGCACAACCACTCCATTATCTTGGCCAATTGATGTTCTAACCTCAATTTGAAAGTTATCACGCACCAAATGACCGCCCCATCTCTCAAGGACTGTTTGTACTGCCTCCAAAAGTGATTTCCTTACGCATCTAAAAGATGCCGTGGTGCCGATGTCTGATAAGGTTGTAAATTCACTTGTCGGCTCCGTGGCATTATTGAGATGGTCAAGGGCATCATTGCAGTTTTTGTCAACGACATATGAGTCTTGAATGAGGTAATTTTCTGAGTCATAAAATACATGTTTGGCAGTAACAGCAATTTTATGTTTTGTTTTTTGGGGGTTAGTTATTCTAAAGGCCTGTGGACCTTGAGGAGTTGGCGCAACAAGTATGTTGCCCTTGACCAAATCATCAACATAACTCAAATCAGTCTCAATATATAAATAAAAGATGTCATTGTCTTTTCTTGAGACTGTTGCCTTTATAGGCTTTATGATTTTATCTCCATTAGTCTCAAAGAGTTTATCTTGAGAACCAAATAATTTAATCATCTAAATCCACCTCGTGTAATTGCTAACAGATAACTCTGTAAGCTCACCGCTCCATGTAAAGACATTGTTTCCGGTTTGCAATTTGAGATTTTCAATGTCTCCGGTAACAAGTCGATTTTTTAATTCTCCACCGGCATAAGCCTCAACGGCATCCGCATCAATCGTAATATATCCATCATTTGATAAATCAACCGCAAAGAGCTGATAATCATTAAGTGATAAATTGATGATTCCGGAACCTGTCAGTGTGATCGTTGGTTTAGAAAAGTAGTTACCGACATTTTCGACAACTACTTCATCAAGTTCGCTTGTATCAAAATCAAGCTGTTCCTCGTCAACTAAATATTTAAACGGCTGCTTGTGAAATGTGACTGTTGCAGTCTTAAATCTTATCAATCGTTCAAAATCTATTTGATTGAGGATATTATATTTATAGTACTTGTCCGGCTCATTTGAAAAAGTTGCCAATCCCTCCGAGTTAAAAAATGAAATGATTTCATTGATGTCATAGTCTTTATGCAAACCAATGGTCATTTCACCATCGTAAGCCGCAAAGCCGAGAGGAGTAATGATGTTACCATCTCTGCCATCAATCTCCTCAATAATAGTTCTTTGCAGCGGTTTAACAATTGGAGGTAGTGACTGAATCAGCAGGCCATTTATAGACCTGCTGTCAATTCCATTTAAAATACAATAATTCATGGTATTCTCCTATGTATAAATTAACTTGGTTACAGTTTCATCAACAAAAGCTCCTGCAACCTCATCATCAAGAACCACTTTCATGTCACCAAGGGCATCTTTAAAGGCTGAGAGCACTTGATTATAGACATTTGCCTGCTGTCCCTTAATAGTCGCATCAACATTAATTGTGTCAAGGCTAACACCTTGTGAAAGTTCGGAATTAAGTGCCTCAACGACTCTTGAACCGACATTCGATACTTGTTTGATTGTGTCTTTTTCTTCATCCTCGATACCGATGCCAAGACCTTGCAAGAGATATTGCCCCATTCTGCGAGTTGCCTTTGATGGAGAGTCTTCGTCCAAGGAGCTTTGAAATCTTGATAATAATTGAGTACCAAAGTTATAAATCGTATTAAATACGCTATTCTGCTTTGATTGATTCGCTACACCTTGATTAACTCCGTCAATCAAATTTTCGCCAGCCTGTTCAGCTCCTGTATAGTAACTTGATATACCTTTGATGGATTCGCTGATGATATTAGCCATTTCCTGTTTGGCTTTTGGCTTTCCAACTTTAACTCCATCCGAATACATCTGAACTAAGCCGTTACCAGCATTTTTAAACTCAATCTTAGAGCCTGTTAATTCCGAGAGCTGATTTGCTACACCTTTTTTTACTTCGATTGTAGCTTCTTTATATCCGCTTTCCGTTGAGGATGTGTATTGCCTTAAAGCCTCTTTTTGAGCATCCAATTCTGCTTGTGCCTGGTCAATTTGTGTCTGATAGCGCTCGTCTCCGGCTTCTTTTTGCATTTCTGTAAGAGTCTGTAT